ACGCCCGTGATCGACTGCGTGCCGCCGTTGCCCGTGTACGTGACCGCGTTGAAATACTTGCCGCCGTTGATGATCGCGGGCTTCGGCAGGTTTGCGGCGTTGAGGGGCTTGAAGCCGGTGGGCGGGGCGCCTTCAAAGCCAAGCTGCCCGAAGTTAATGTCACGTTTACCGCGGCGGTTATTGCTGTCGGAGTAGCAGCCAGCGTAGGGCAGATAGCCACCAGTGATCGTGGTCGTTGTTCCTGTCGGTGACGTACCAGACGCAGGATCACCAGTGTCCCATGTGACGGAACCGCCACTAGCCTTGCCGATCCAGAAGTCTCCGGTGTTGGTGTCAAATGCAATCGCTATTACATCACCCACAGCAAAAGTGAGTGACGACAAATTGTTGAAAGAGCCATCGACATTATATCTGTCGGTTTGTACTTGCGCAAAACCAACTCCAGCATCCACATCAATCGTAGTGCCGTACTCGTCGTAGTCCACGCAACCAACGAAACCGTGTGTGTCATTACTGTCGTAACGTGATGCTTCAAAATACCATTTGCCCGTGTTGACCGCGAACGATGCACCAATGCTGCCTTCTTCGTCATCACCCATCGTGAGGCGCAGACTGGCTTCTTCAAGGCCAAACCTTGTGCCTGTGACGTGCTCATCTAGCGGATTGTAAATCGGATGGTTGTTCGTCGGCGTATCCGTGACTTGATCGTCCGACGTGATGTTGTTCTCGGTGAAGTCGTTGCCGTTGCCGCTTACGTCCTTGCCGAGATTGGCGGCGTCGGAGAAGTCCAGATGGAAGCCGTTGGTACCGTAATTGCCGGTGTAGCGTTTCGGAACCCAGATGCTGTTCTTGAACTCGCCAAACTCAGACGGGGTTGCCTTAACACCGTCAAGGAACTGCACACTAGTTATGTAGCCGTCGAAGTATTGACTAGCTCCATCTTCAAAACGGCCAATAGCTGTTCCATTTCCGCTTTCGTTTGTGTAAGACTGCTGATCCGTGTTGGGGAATGTTTGGGTGCTAAAATCTGTGATTTCGACACCATTAACGTACAGCAACACTTCTGGAACAGTACTGTCGTACACGGCCAAAATGTGATACCACGCTGACGGATCACGAAACAGCGCGCTTGTTTCCAAATCAAAATAGTCTGTTCCACTAAATCGACCAACGAACGCTATTGTATCGTTTTCAGTAAACTTGAGAATATCCCAGCCATTCGGATCGTTTACACTATATATGGTATTTTTTCCACCGATCTCCGTCCGCTTTACAATTGCCTCGATCGACCACGTCTTGCGATTACCGCTGCTTGATGGTGTACGACTAAGATACGCACTATCCGCCGCGTTCAGCCGCAGCGCGTGGTTGATCGTGTAGGGGTAGAATGCACCACCGAAGATAGGCGTCGGTATCAACATTATGCTTCACCTGTAATCGAGTACCACACGTTCGTCCCGTCACCGATGATCTGAATGACGTTCACTGCATCGGCTGCGTCATTATAACCCAGGTTTGCTGCAAGCTCCGTGTACCCACTAGCGAACGTCAGTGCGTAACCACCTGTGCTGTCGTTGGTTGCGATGATAATGATGCTGAACCCACCGTCTTGGTTGCTCGGTACCTGTATCTCAGTGTCAGCATCCACTGTCAGCGTACGAATGTGCGACTGCCGAGCGTCGATGCTGGTCTGGTTACTGCTAATGGACAGCGCGTTACCAGTGCCGAAGAACCCTGCGTTCAGTACGTCACTGGTGTCAGCGAACAATGTGTCTGCATCGTAGCCTTGGACAGTTGAGCCAATCTCACTGTCACGCAGCACAGTGTTGTCTACTGCTACGGATGGATTGCCCGAGACACCATCACCGTTCGTAATGTTGATGCCGTCACCACCAATGATGTCACGGATTGTCCACGCGTTCGATCCAGTGCGTACAGCAACACCGTTAGACGATAAGCCCTCTAGTGCAGCTAGATCATCAGCAGGCACGATGCTCGGGTTTGCAGAAACACCACTGCCATTCGATACACTGATGCCATCATTGGGTGTCGTGATCGTGCGTTCTGTCCACGTGTCAGTGCCCGACCGCACAGCGATACCGGTAGACGACAAACCCTCTACAGCAGCAAGATCGTTGACCAGCGACAATGTTGGATCACCACCAACACCGTCACCGTCTGTTACACTGATGCCATCGCCAGTGAACGTGATCGTAACTGTGCCGTGGTTGGCTGTTCCTTTGCGAACGATCAATCCGGTCGTGTTCAAAGACTCTAGGGATGCAACCTCAGCATTGTTCAGTCCCGCAGCGGATAGCAGCACTTCGAGATTGCCATTAGCTACGTCTGTGTCGAAGTCATTGCTGGACGTGTATGCTGTCGTGACCTGTGCGAACTTGTTAGTATCGTTTGCAGGTGTGTATAGTACAAAGTCACCAGCAGCATAATCCGTATCCGGTTGCCATTCACCACGGAACTGGACTTCAGTGGTGAACACTTCGTAGAATGTCTGATTGTTGGACCGGAACTCACTGAAAGTCGTTGGTTCAGGGTCAGTCGTGTGCTTGACGACAACTTCATAGATCAGTGCTTGATCTGCATCCAACACACGGTCCCCGACTTCGTACTCTGTCGAGTTCTGCCAGATACCCACATAGTTGGCAATACCGAAGAACCTCGACAGGATACCGTCGATAGAACGCATGTTGTTGTAGTAGTCATCCGACCACGTCTGTTGGTCGAACCGTGGCAGGATGAACTTGAAGTTCGGTGTACGTTGTTTACCCGTTGCCATCCGACTGTTTCCGCTTCTTCATCGCCTGCTTGAGACGACTGGTGCCTTCATCAGACTTGTTGAAGTCCTTTGCCACGTCCTGCGGGATGCCAACTTTCTTAGCGAACTGCGGATCATGTGCCGCAGCCGCCATCGTTCTCGCTTGTTTGAGGGATGTACTGGGCATTACTTGTCAAGCTCCGCACCAACTACGAACATCTCGATGCTGTCGAATGCGTTGGACCCGACAACGTACTGTACCGTGTCACCTGCGTCGAGGTAGAAGTCCTGTCCGTACTTTGCTACGACCTGTCCAGTACCAGTGCCATCCGGCTCCGATGCGTTCGTGTTGAACAGCGCATCCGCAGTGGACCACACGTAGTTACTGCCTGTGATACCAGACTGTGCCATGACAGTCATGTTGTTGACACGGATAGACAGGTCCGGGGACGACGCAGTAGCCTGACCACGGAACATGAGTTGGACGCGAGCGGCTTTACCGGCAGGCACAGTATAGATCGTGTGCGTGCCAACCGTCTCATCGTCCTGTTCACCGAGTACGCCGATGATGTCAGCCATCGTTAAACCTCATTCTCTTTAGTGCTGAACCCGATCTGCCACGGCTCACGCACACGACGTTGCAGTGCAGTGATTTCGTCACGGATGATACGGAAGTTCTCTCGTACCTCTGCCTTGGACACCTTCACGTTGTCGGCAGGGATACTAGCATCTACCTGCGAACTCATCGTCTGATACTCCCCAGTTGGTAGTCAAGTGAAATGCTGATGAACTTCAAGGACTGCCGTGTAGCACCCCACATACGCAGCTTGAATATCTTGCCCTTGACTGTTGCAGCATACAGCAGTTCGTTCTGTGTGCGACGACCACCACCAAAGTATCCACGACCAAACGGTTGTAAACCGAAGGCAGGGCTTTCACCACCACGGAACGGAATACGGATAGCAGGATCGTACTGTACCTGTGCACCAGAGAACCCGTACCCGTCTTCGAAGAACGTACCGTCAAGGAAGCTCTCACCCAGGTCAGAGCGTTCCTCGACAATGTTGTCTACGAAGATGTCTGCTGTGAACTCACCACGACCGTCTGCATCAAGGTTGATGTAACGCATGTGCTTGATGTTGTTACGGCGGTCGAAGTCAGCCCACGGCAGTTGCCAGTCAAACTCTACGGGAACACCAGTAGACTGCTCCAGTGTCGGGTCGTCCTCCAACGTCTGTGTCACGATCCACCCAGTGCCATCTGTGAACACAGTCTCATCTTCAAACGTTTCCTGCTCCAGTACGAAGTCACCGAATATCTCGTCCTCGTTATCCCCGTACACGAACAACTTGTTGTCACGTGCAAAGAAGATACGTCCCTGTGCAGAGCGGCAAGCAGCACGCCAGTTCCAGCCACGAACCTCTGACCAAGCACGTACGTCTAGTTCTTCGATCTTGGTGTAGATGAACCCACGTGTCTCAGTGATATCCTCTGCCTCGTTGTTGTTGGGCACGAACAGCATGTACTGACCTTCCTTGCGGTGGTACACACTGAACACCCGGTCCTCTAGTGTATCTGTGCGAAGTCCTTGTAGCGTTGCCTGGATAGCAGGATCGATCAACTGTGAGATACGCTTGGGCTTGATCTGTTCCGTGAACACAGACCGGCGCACAGACGGTACACCACGAATGTCGCAGAAGTACATGTCATCGCCAAGGTCTTGGACAGCCCTATGCGACACTGTGCCATGCTGCGGAACGACATCATCGACGTTTGGGACGTGGACACCGTTATTATCGAAAACACCGAGTTGGACAACAATGATGACTTCATCGAATGCGACAATCAACCGTTCACGGAATGCGTGGACACCCTTGATCCGTGTAGAACCCTGTGTGACGAATGCACCAAGATCGAACTCAACACTGTCGTTGGGGTTGGGATCACCAGGGAACGTACCGTTCGTATCCGTTGAAGAGATGACCAGCAGTGTTGGATCAGCCGGGATACCACCGATGATCGTATACCGATCTGCCGTAGCGACGTACTTGCCAATAGGAACGTTGACGTTGGACCCAGTAGCCTTGTCTGACAGGTATTCCACACGGAGTGTCGGGTACACACGCAGAGGTTTGTCGATCCCATTGCAGATGACCAGTTCACCACGGAACTGTGCAAACGAACAGAACGTCAGGTTGTCCGACCACCCTGGAGGCGACCCAGGTAGTGCAGCCGCAATGTCGTCATCGAAGATCGAGAACGTCGTGCCATCACCAAGCGTTGCGTAGATGATCCCGTTCTCTGTCACACTGATGAGTGCATCAGAGAAGTATGTCACGTTGATGATCGTGTCTGTGATAGGCAGCGTTTTGAACAACCGTGTACCGTAACGGACGTTCACCGCGCCATCAGCACCACGAAACACGTTCTTGAAGACCTTGGCGAACCGGGAACTCAGGTTCAGGTCATTGTCGATCACGTTCCAGCCACCACCGAACTCACGGATCGTGGTGTTGCGCAGTACCTCTCCACGGCGGGGACGACCGCGACGACGGTTGTACGTGATCGGATCGAAGGCCATTAGTAGTAACCCCACTCTGTTGGGATTTCACTGGACTTCGGATCGAGTTCGATGGGTTGCTTGTTCCGTTCCCGCTTCAACTGGCGCAGTCGTGCTTCAAACAGGTTCTGGAACTTACTGATCGCACCAGGGTTAGTACCGTCGTCCTCCGCATAGAAGTACGCGGCACCGTTCACCAGCAAGTCCTTGTCCATACGCACATCACTGTCAGGCCCGAACTCGTCAGGCTTCACACGTGCGTGTACGTACACCTTGCCAGTTGCATCCTTGGGCCAGAACTGGATCAGTCTACTGTCATCAGGATGCCGTTCAATGTACTTCGGTGTCGTACCAGCCAGAGTCGATGCAGACAAACGGAACGGGTTGATCGTACTTGGCAACTGCCTTAATGGAATGTCACTGTCTTCGTGGAACACACGCCTGATGTCTGTCCACTCGTCAATGTCATCAAGGTTCTGGGTAACAACACCCTGCGAACCGTCTAGGGTCCGCTCAAACCACTGCATGTAGTCGTCCCACCACGCCTCTTTCCAGACGTAGTTGAACGTACGTTGCAGGTAATCTGCGATCCGATCCTCGGCATAAATCTGTACAGACGTGCCATCAACTTGTGACAGTGCACGTTCTGTTTCGAGGATCAGTTGGCTAAACGCGACCACGACAAGCCTCCGTAGTAGTTGGGCCGGTCAGTGGGGGAGAACACCGACCGGCCCTCACGTTCTACGCAACAGGCCGGCCCTACGCGTAGAAGTGCTTGATACCGAGCAGGCCACCGTTGCCGTCGTCGTTCACACCACGATCAGCAATGGCGTACACTTCAACCTCGGTAGAACCGTCCAGGGTCACGTTCGTGTTGTACGTGCCACGGGGATCACCGGTGGTCGCAGTCTGTGGATCAGTAAGCACGGGGGCCGTAAGGGTACCGGTACTAGCTTCCTGAGTTCCATCAGACAGTTCCACGTGCACTGCAACAGTCTTGTACGGCAGTCCGAGTTCGCTGCCCCACCCAACTTCGATGGTTTCAGCGTTCGTACCACCACCGTCACTGTTCACACTGTCGATGGTGTAGAACGCCTTGGCACCAGACTGCGTATTCGTACCGTTACCGTTAGTGATCGAGATTTCCTCGGTCATCGGCTGACCCCAGTAATCACGACCATTAACAGTCACAGTCACAGTGTCACCGGTAGCACCCGACGCAGTGGCAGTCACGTTACGACCGTACTCTGCATCCGCAGTGTCACCAAGGGCACCGTCGAAGTCAGAACTGGTCAGCGTCGTGTCACTGTCGGCATTGAGGTTCGCACTGTCAGTTAGAATACCGTCAGTGTCAGCCGCAGCGGGCGTACCGAACTTGTACTGCGTCGGAGCACTGTGCGACACGTCCACAGCGTATGCCATCGCCGGGACGTAACGGTTAATCCGACGCGGCTTGTAGTCGGGGATTTGCGTCGTCATCGTTAGTCACCCTCGGGGTTTGCAAGCTGATCGCTCGACTTGGATGCAGCCTTGCCGCGACTGTTCCGACGAACTTCCGCCGCTGCCTGCTCCTTCAAGGACATCTGCTGGCCGTACTGCTGTGCGATGTCCTCATCCTGCATCTCACCAGTCGGGTCCGACAGATACGGGGAACGGTCCAGACCAAGACGCTTGAGTTCCAGATCGTTCGGAACACGGATCGAGTGACCACGTGCGAAGTACACCATGTAACCCGCAGGTTCCTCTTCGGTGAACTCTTTCATCACGTGCGACTTGATCGGGTTGCCCTTCGCATCCGTACGGCCAGTGTCACGTTCCTCGTATTTGTACTTGGTCCGCGTGACCTTACCCGACAGTTCTTCTACCTCGAATGCGGGAGTGATACGTGCCATATCAGTTCACTCCTATTCGTTAATCAGCACAGCGTGGGTACGGTAAGCCTTCCAGAGACACCACTGCCCCTGCCACACGACACGACGGCCAACTGCGTCCACGTTCCACGGAGCAGTCAGTTGCTTGGTGCGCATGTTCACACCACGCAGCATGTGTAGCCGCAGATACTTGGAATTGATGAAGTAGCACTTGTTCACCGGGCAGTCTTCGTCGTACAGCATCGGGATGTTCTGGTGCGACAAACCGCCGAAGCCAAGGTCCATCATCCGCTTGCCGTTACGCGTCTCACCAAGGTTGATAACGACCTTGTCACGCACCGCTGCACGATAGAGACGGAAGATGTTACGACCGCACAGGATGACATCGGGCTTCTCACCCTTCATGGTCAGGTCCATGAGAATGTCATCGAAGGCTTCCTCAATGTTCGTCTCATCGAGGTTGCCGTCAAAGTCGTACGAAGAAGTACGCCACTGCGTCTCAGTCGCACGGTCGATACCGCCGAGAGTACCAGTAGTCGGATCGTCAGGGATCAGGTTCGCAAGACCGTTCGGGTTGGAACCAGCACCACTGCCGTACAGGTACGTGGAGAACTTCTCCTTGATGCTCTCTTCAAGCACCTGCATCTTCGCCCGCATCAGTTTGAACGTCGCCGCGTCACCACGGTTTTCGTCCTGTTCCTGATCCGAGATGATGACAGTACCACCAACACGGGTCCACGTGTATTCAACCTTCGTGAACTCACTGGTCTGTGCGACCGGCAGTTCATCGTAGTACTCGTACGTGGTGACGTTCGGGTTGCGACCCACAGTTAGCGGGTTCGTGATGTTGTAGCCACCGGGTTCGAACTCGACACGGTTGCTGCTGAAAGCCCATGCCATCAGCGCGTTCGACTTGATCGACGCCATGATTAGACGACGACGCGAACGCTCCAGCACAGAACTGAGGACGGTTTCAATCGTCATTGTGTGCCTCTACGTATTGATGCCTGCCGAGCGCATTGCGCCGCGAATGATGTCATCCCAGTCCTGACTTTCCGGGTTGGACTTGGATGGATCATACTGTTCGTGCACAGGCGCACCCGCCTGGGAAGTACCGCGACCGTTGGGAATGGACTGAGACGGTTGAGCCTGCTGTTGAGGCTGCTGTTGTCCCTGCGGTTGCTGTCCACCCTGTTGTTGCGCGCCCTGCGTCTGTTGCGCAAGGGGTCGGGACCAGTCTAGCTGGTTGCGAGCGAAGTACTCGCGCATTGCATAATACGCAGCGTCGAGCGACATGTTCGGGTTACGCTCGACAATCTGGGCAATCTCATTCTCGTGCGTTGCAGCATCGGGGAAACGGTTGAAGAAGTTGTTAACCTCTTGGTCAACCTGTTTTTCCTGTTCCGATTGCTGTTGTTCCGCACGGTAACGTTCTGTGACCGGCTGCAACTGTCGTTCGATTGCACGCTGGATTGCGTTCGTATCGACCGTCGAGCCGCCGATCTGGCTGGTATCGTACCCCGCAGCCTTGAGTTCTGTCAAGAGGTAGTTAACCGTACCAACGGGATCACTCTTATAGCTGGCAATCAGTCTGTGGCCGATATTAGCCTCTTGTGGGCTGACACCGAGTTCTTTTGCACCACTGAATGCCTGTTCGTACGCTTTGACTTGTCCCTGCGCCTCTTGCAGTTGCTGGTTCACCTGTTGCAGTTGATTGTTCAACTGTTGACGTTCGTTCTCCAGCTTCTGCGACTTCTCGTAAAGACGACGCTCAGGACCACCACGAATGACAGTGCCATCACTCAGCGTAAGGTCTTGGGGACCAGCAGTACGCTTTTGCTCTTGCTGTTCTTGCGTTCCCTGTTGACCCTGTTGGTTTGCTCCAGTGCCTTCGCCAATTCCTTGCTGCCCTTCTGTGGTTTGACTCTCCCCTTCTCCACTTCCTTGTGAAGTCTTTGTCTCATCCGTCTGCGTAGAACCGTCATCGACCTTGTCACCCTCTTGCATGAAGCGGTCGAGTTTGCTCTCCGTATCATCGTCCTGAGACGGTCCAGCACCTACGTCAATGTTGTCGTAGTCCACTGCTGCATTACCGTCATTGTCAGGAGCGAAGACGGCTCGGTTAAACAACCGGTTTCGTAGCATAGTAGTTCTCCCCTACTGCTGAGTTTGTGGTGTTTGTTGTCCACCACCTTGTAGTCGTTGCATCACTGCATCACGAGCCTGTTGCTCGGGTACGCCCTGTTGAACAAGCGTCTGTATCGCCTGTTGAGCCTCTGGTGGCATCTCCCCACTGCCATTTGCAGCTTGACCACCTTCCTGTGCAACGCCGGGACCAGCACCTGCACGGTTCTGCGACTGGAACATGCTCTGTCGGATCATCTCCCAGTCTTCGTCCTTGACGACAATCTCATCGAATGCCTGTTCGAACATGCGCAGGATCACTTCAACAATGGCCGGAGCACTGTTGGTGAACTGCGACATGACCTGACCAGCTTCGATTGCCTCTTGTTTCTTCGCACGGGACGTGGGTTTCGCAGTGGAACCGCCGACAACACGCATCGTCAGTGTCGTACGCAGTTCCTCTGGTGTCAGCTTGCGCCAGCCCTCTTGCCCCAGGACTTCGTCTCCAACAATGTCACGCACAGTACTTTCATCCATGAACTGTGCAGTCAGTTGGGCCAGTCCCCATGCAATGTCACCGATCCAGTCCTCGATCTTGTCAATCTTCTCATCGAGGCGCATCTGGTTAACACTGTTGTACGTCTCCACCGCGTCGTTCGTCGTGTTTGCTTTGAACTGCACACCACGCATGATGTCAGACACAGACGAGATGCGGTCGATAGCTTGCAGCTTACGATCCACGTTGAACAGTTCGGGGAACTTGAGCGAAGGCGGTGGCATCGTGAAGATCACGTCCTGCATCCGCTTACCTTCGGGCAGGTCTACACCACGTGCTGTACCGTCCGGTCCCTTGAGGAAGTTCTCTACCTCTTCACGTTCAACACTGTTGGAGTCGAACAGGATGTTCCGCTTCACCCACAGACGTGCACGACGTTCTTCATCGTTGATTTCGTTGATCGCATCCTGTTGGTCTAGGTAGTACGTAACCTCACCCTTGCCATACGGACCACTGGGGTTGTCGTAGAAGCCCAACGGATAAAACGGGAAGAATGCCTGCAAATGGTACGGGTCATCCCATACCCACAGTGGCCAGTCCCACCGGTTGTCTGCGAACATGTACACACGGCGTGTAGTCTTGTCCCAAAACACCCACACCAGTGTACGCTGTGCAGACTTGAAGCTCTCATCGTCATCGTAGCCGTACTGTTTTGCCTCTCCACCGTCCTCGAATAGAGAGAAGTTGTTGACCTCCTGCTCAACGGCGTCACTGCTGCCTGCACCACCAGCGTTGGCCTTCAACACGTGTGTTGGCTTGTACACCGAGACGATATTGCCGCTTTTGTCCTTCTCCCCGTACCGTGCATTCAAGTACTCAGTCGGCAAGTACATGCACTTACCCATCCACTTCATGTCGGACAGGTCAGGTTCCTCGGTCTCAGGGTCGATCACAACATTGTGGGGCATGTGGTGACGACAGAACGGCCCTTCTGGCTCCAAGATGTCGAGATGCTTCTCGATTGCCATGAGTTTACCCTCAATGGCATGTATCTCATCCTGGTCTTTAGCTTTCTGCAACTGCTGTGACAGTTCAACAATGTCGTTGATTGCCTGTTCACTGCTACTATCCTTGAACGTCCACCCAATCTCCATCCATGCCATGTTCGTCAACAGTGCAGTGAGCACACCCTGACGAGCCTTGGGCTTCAGGTTCACACCCGGAGCGGTCTTCATCCACATCAGTGTGTCGATTAGACGCTCAAAGATCGTGGCAACCTGTTCATTGTCACGGTTTGCAGCCGTGAACTCCGTCTGTGGGTTCTTCGCATACAGTGCAGGCAACAGCGACGTAGTGTTAGCGAAGACAACGTTCTCTGTCTCCGTCCACTCTTCGTTCATCTGCCGTGCATACGACGTGTTCCCACTGCGGTTCTCACCACGGTCGTTACGGTGTGCAGATTGATCATTGAGGAAGTACTTTAGTGCCTCGTTCCAACTGTCTTCGTATTTGTTCCTGGCCTTCTTTGCAGCATCCTTGCGACCCTGCCAAATCTTGCCGTGGTGTTTCGATACAGGTATCTTACTCTCACCGACAAGTTTGTACGCAGGCTCGCTCTGCCCCAACTGTTGTGGAGACGGCGACTCCTGCTCCAGTGTCTGTTCAAGCTGATCGTTGTCGTCAGTCTCAAAGTTACGAGGCATGACGGTGCACTCTCTTGTCGGTCATCTGTTCGAATTCATGCCACTTCATGTAGGCAGGTGTCTCATTTGGCTGAGGCCGTAGCAACTTCGCCACCCGTGGACGCCGTGACATCATGTACTTGATGGTGTCCATCGCGTGATCGTTCTTGTCAATTGGCCTATCGGTCTGGTCGTCCTGTGTGTCCCGCTTCCAGTAGTACTCTGTGAACTCGTCTCGTGCCCACGTCAATGTATCAGCAAGATACAAGTACGGAGCCGGGTGGTTCAACGTCATCGGGTTGCGATGGAACGACTGACAGATCAAGTATCCCTGTACCTTGGTGATACCATTGATGATGTCGTTGTTGCCTCGTTGCATCTGGATACCACACTCTTGGAACATCTGTGCAATGGAAACACCGACAGTTTTCTTATCACCCGTAGTACGACGGAACACTGCTGGATCGGCCCACACACGTTCCTCTGGCTCGACACTGTACTTGCGCCGTGTTGCCTTGATCCTGTCAGCCATCTCTTCGATGCTCACACCACTCTCGTAGAAGCCGTCCAGCAACAGCACATTGCCACGTAGGTCTACGAAACCGAGAATGTAACACGAAGGCACAGCGATACCGTGGTCAAAGCCCTCCAGCCACTGTGGTTCGATCCGTTGCTCACGCAAGTAGTTGAGATAGTCCACTACCTGTTTGTGCGAATACACATGGATCGTCTCATCGAAGTCAGGATAGACCAATCCTTCGTACGCAGCCCACTGTCCCAACAGGAACCGGTCACGCATCTGACCCTTGTACGAGATTTCCAGTGTGCGAATGAAGTCGTCTTCAAGGTTTTCTTTGTTCTCGTACGTCGAACCTTCGATCAAGTGCACAATAGGCTCGCCAGTATCAGGGTCCACCAACAGTTCAGGGTTGTGAACACCACGGCGCCAGTCATGCAGAGGCTTGACCATCTTGCGGTACACCCAGTTCCGTGTCGGGTTGCATGTAAGCACAAGCCAACGCGGTCCTGTCTTCGGCATGGTCGGGTCCGTACCATTGTACTTTGCCATACCACGCAGACGACCTAGCAGGTCATCAAAGTCTTTCTCACCAATCTCCGGGTCTTCCACTTGGTCGATGCCAACGAAGTCATACGTAGCAGACAACAGGTTCGATGTGCTGCTCTCGTTAGACTTTCCCTGTTGTGCTACGTAGCGGAAATTAATCACACTGCCATTCTTGAGCGTACACGTGTTGTCATGCTTCGGGAACGACTTTATCCAGTCTTTCGGGCACCACTTCAAGAACTCTTTACGCAATGTGTCATTCAACTTCGGATACGTGGACCGTGCAAGCAGACAGTTCGCACCAGGGTACTCCTTCGCAACGTTCAACGCCTTTACACACAGTGCAGCCGTCTTCCCGTTAGCGAAACCACCACCGAACAACTGTATCTTATGACGAGAACGCATGAACTCGTCATGGATACTGCCTTTACTGATGCGATACGTTGGCATTAAGCCCACACTCCTTTCGGTATATGTGGCATAGTTGCATGTCCAACGACCAGGAGTGCGGCGATTAGGAGCGGTGTGTACTTCATGGCATTTCCGGCTTTACGCGTTGTACACCTGCCGCCGAGAGCGCATCGGCCCAGGCTTGCTGCGGATCGCTGCTGTCGGTCACCGCCGTCGTGAGCGCGCCGATAAGCTTGGTTACGCGCGTCTCGGTCAGTTCGTACTCGGACCAGTCCACGTCCGGCAGCGTGCCCTGAGTCGCGCCGTTAAGCGTGTCAATAAACGTCTGATCCGTCGCCGCCGAAAGCGCGCCGTAGTGCGTTGCAGGCTCGGTGCCGTCTACCGACAGCGGAACGCTGAACGTGTTACCGGGCCAAACGTCCCGTCCAAGCGCCACGGCGAGCTTGTTGCCGTCGTCACGGTCAGTGGCGGGTAAGATGAGGGCAAGCGCATACGGGTAATTTGCCATCAGTAACCTCCCGTCACGTTCACGGTCCAGCCGCGTGAGCGCAGGTTGTCGATAGCGGTTTCGCCCGTGGCGGACGGCGCAGAGCCGCCCGACTGATCGAAAGTGCCGTTGCTGGTGCCCGCGCTGTCGATAGCGGTCAGGATGTCGTCGATGCTCGACTGATCGAGATTAGTGTTGCTGAACACGTTATTGTAGTCCGTGCATCCGCTATCTGCGAACGGATTACCTGTACCGCCGTTTACTGTAACTGTGCTTAGACTACCGCAATTACGGGCAAAAGACGTGAAA